CTGGCCCGACCACCTCGCGCCAGACGCCGCGGGCCAGACCAAGGCAGTCGCAGCCGACACCGCGCAGGCTGGCCTGGTCGTGATACGGCGTGCCGAGCCAGGACCGCGCGATGGCGATGACGCGCGCCGGGTCGGCCGATGCGAGAGGTTGCGTCACAGCACCGACCCCTCGTGCCCGCCATCCTTCGTTGCATAGCGCAGCACCGCGTCCTGGCCGGGGATGTGCGGGAAGCCGCGGAAGTTGGCGGTATTGGCGAACTTGGGCCCGCAGGTCTCCATTCGCTTGTCGCAGCCCGCGCGGATGGTGAAGCCGTCGCCCTCGGCGATCGCGCGCACCGGCGCTTCGAGCAGGGTCAGGATCGCCACGCCGTCCGTCCCGTCATGGCCCAAAACCTCGGTGCGTCGTCCGGCGTTCGCTCCGCTGGTCCATTCGATGGTGCCGAAGGCGAACCAGCCTGAGGTGAAGCCGCTAAGCCCGGAGGCGGTGAAGGCGCGATCCCGCAGCAGATCGATGACGGCGCCCGTCCCCTTGTAGGCGGGGTCCTCCAGATCGACGCCGCAGCGCGCATCGCCGAGCGCGGCATCGCAGGTCGCCTGGAACGTCCGCCCGACCGTCTGGCCGAGCACATGGGCGAGCGAACGGACCTCCGCGACGAAGGCCAGACGCCCACGCCGGATCTGGCCGATGGCGCCGCGACGCATCAACACGCGCTGGCCGGTGTCGGCCCAGTTCACCCGCCAGACCTCGACCTCGGCGTTGTCCCAGCGACCGTCGAGGATGTCGGTCTCGGTGATCCGGTCCGAGGTCAGCACGCCCTCAGCGTCCTGCGCATCGACCGACAGGTCGGAGCCCGTGCGGACCTCGGAGGCCGTCAATCCGCTCTCGGGCTCGAAGTCGGTCCCGTCGAAGCTCAGCGTCCGGTCGTGGTCAGTGAAGCCGAAACTCGTGCCGTCGGCACGTGCGATCCGCCAGCACCAGGCGAGCGTCGTCGTGCCGTCGTCGAGATGGGCCTGCAGAGCGGGATCGAGGGTCTTCATCGGCGCAGTTCCAGCAGCGGAATGGAGGTGATCGAGCCGAGCCGCTCGAGATCGAGCGTCACGTCGAGCACGTCGGTGTCGAAGCGGACCGGCACGTCGAACTCGAAGCCCGCGGTGATCGCGACGCCAGCGCCCGGCACGCCGCTGAAGATGACGACGCCAGTGGCGGTGTCGACGGACCAGCCGGAGGGCTGCTCGACCCCGGCGAGCGCGATGCGCACGGTTCCGGTCACCGGCTTGGCGATCGCCCGCGTCCAGGATTGCGCACCGGAGGCGTAGTGCTTCACCAGCTGGAAGGCGGTCGTCGTGCCATCACCGGAGCCAATCGCCTGGTCGGTGGGCGATGGCGTGCCCGAGGGCAGGCAGGACTTGTGGTCGCCCCAGTCCTTGAAGCGGAAGCCATGGAGGCGACCATTCCGCGCCTCAAAGAAGGCGACCACCGCCGCCAGATCGTCGGCGCGGCGGATGCCGTAGGCCACGTCGTAACGGCGGCGCGAGTTGGCCCAGCTGGCGTTGCGTTCCTCGTCTCCCGAGGCGAGCTCGACGATTTGGGTTCGCCGTTCCGGCCCGCCCCGCGCGCCGCGACTGATGTTGTCGGGAAACCGGACCTCGTGAAACGCCATCACATGCCCCTCCGCCCGAGCGAGACGGCGCGGGCGATGTCCGCCGCGACCTGTGTGCGGGACTGGCGGAAGCTCTCGGCGTCACGCGCCATGATCGTGACGTTCACGCCGCCCGCGCCGTGGCTCTGCGCCTCCTGCCGCGACAGCACACGCTCGCCGCGCTGCAGGATCGCGGGCACCTCATCGTGGCGAATCCCGGCCATGCCGCCTGAATGCATCCGGGGCGCGGCGGCAAAAACCATGGCCGGGACCATCCTCGAGGGCCCAGCCGATCCGACCATCCCGCCCGCGTGCAGGACGTTGGCAAAGATGCCACCCGCCCCGGAGAACACGCCAGAGAGCGCATTGGCGATCGGCCCCAGGATGAACCGCCGCGCCGCGAGTTGGGCGAGATCAGCCAGCAGCGAGGTAACCAGGTCGCGGAAGTTCAGCTTGCCGGTCTTCACGAACTGGCCCACCGCGTTCTCGGCCGATTGGAAAGCGCCGACGAGGCTCTGGCCGATGTCGCCGCCGATCTCGCGCGCCTTGCTGGCGTAATCCGACAGCGCGGCGGTGACCGCCTGCCAGCCGGTGACGGCGGCCTCGGTCGCGGGCTCCGCTGCAGCGGCAGCCGCCCCGGCCGCCGCACCTGCACCCGTGGCGGCGCGTCCGGCATCGCCGAGTGCCGTCTCGAGTCGCTCGGCTGCGCCCGTGGCCTCGGTCAGCGCATCAGCGCTTGCCTCGTCGGTGCCGCGCACCGCATCGCGCAGCGCCTGCCAGCTTTCGAGGGGTGCACGGGCTCCCTCGGCGAGATCGCGCGCGGCGCCGCGATAGAGGTTCGCGGACTCGAGCGCCCTGTTCGCCGCCTCGGTCAGACCGAGATCGGGCGCGGTGAGCGGGTTGTCCTCGAAGGCCCGGTCGAAGGCCGCCTGCGCTGCGGTGGTTGCGGCGGTCGCCGCGCCCTCGAAGCGGTTCTCGATCTCGCCGAGGTCGAGGTCGGGCACCAGCGAGATGCGCCGCTCCGACCCGAGGGCTTCCAGGCCCTGGTTGATTCCGCCGATGAAGCCGTTGATGCGCGAGACCACGCCGTTCAGCATCGCCTCGACGCCGTCGACCAGGCTGTTGGCCGCCTGGAACGCCAGATCGCCGATGGCGGCGGGCAGCAGGCCCCAGATCGCCTTGATCGCCTCGTAGGCGCCCTCGAACGTGTTCGCGGCGGTGTTGCCGAAAGCCACCACGCTCTCGATGGCGCTCTGCATGCCCGACGCGGCGTCTGCCTTCAGGTCGAAGAACATCGCCGTGGCGGCGGCACCCGCCGCTGCGGCGCCCATGCGGATCCGTTCCCAGACCTCGACAGCGACGTCCTTCAGGAGCGACATCGCCTCGCCGAAGCCGCCCGCACCGGAGACGAGGCGGGTAAACTGATAGACGAGCTCGCCCGCGCCGACGATCAGCGCCCCGATGCCGGTGCGGATCAGCGCGCCGCGCAGCACGACGAGCGCTGTGGCGAGACCACGGACGGAGAGCGCGGCGGCGGCCATGCCCGCCACCCAGCGGCCCGCGAGGAAGGCGGCGAATGTGGCGGCGTAGGTGGTCAGGCGGCCGATGTTGTCGAAGAGGCCGCGGATCGCGATGCCGAGCGGGCCCGTGCGGCTCGCGACCGCCGCCATGGCATTCGCGATGGCTTCAAGCGCGGGGGCTGCGGCGACCGCGAGCTGGTTCGACAGCCCGCGCCAGATCAGGCCGAGCCGGGAGATCGCGTCATTGGTGCGCTCGATCTGGTCGGCATCCTGCTCGGATACGACGACACCGAAGGCGAGAACGTCCTCCGTCGCCTGGCGCAGCGTCGCGGTGTCGATCCGCGACATGGCGATGGAGCCTTCCTCGCCGAACAGCTGGCCAGCGACAGCCGCGCGCTCTGCGGCGGGCACGAAGCTTTCGATGGCCGCGTTGATGGCGCCGACCCGCTGGTCCAGCGGCAGGGCGATCAGCTCATTGGCCGAGAGCCCGAGCCGGTCCAGCGCGTCGGCGGCAGGGCCGGTTCCGGCGGCCGCCTGGCTGAGACGGCGCGTCAGATCCTTCGTCGCCTGCTCGATGCCGGACATCGACACTCCCGCAAGTTCCCCCGCGCGCTCCAGCGTCTGGATCGAGGCGACAGTGGTCCCCAGCGACTGCGCGAGCTTCGCCTGCGCATCGACGGTCTGCAGGCCGGACTTGATCATTGCCACGCCAGCGGCTGCAGCGGCTGCCACGGCGGCGGCTGCAGCCACAGCTACACGACGAGAAAACGCCGCCAGCCGGGCGTTGGCCGCTTCCATCTCCCGGCTCAGCCGTCCGAAGCCACGCGATCCGGCTTCGCCCACGCCCTCCAGTTCGGCACGCACCTGCCGTCCGCCCACGGCCGCGAGGCGGACGCTAACCCGTTTTTCCGCCATGGGAATGATCCATCTGTTCGTTGAGTTTGGCGACCATCACCGCTTCGATGACGGGCAGCAGTTCGGCCATGGCGAGCGGCGGCACGCCGAGCGCGTCACCGAGCGCCAGCGCCGCCGACATGTCCCACCCGATCACCGCGCCGGGCAGGACACGCAGCTGGCCACCGAGACGGCCGACCAGGTCCCAGACCTGCCAACCCTCCGGAGTTTCCGGACGGTTCAGCCGCGCCGGGCAGTCCGGGCAGGCTTGCTCGCGGCCCTCGTAGGGTGCGCAGGCTTGGCAGTATCGCTCGCCCCCGCCGAAGGACCATTCGGCAAGAGCGCGGAGACGTTTTTTTCCTGTTCCAGCATCAGGCCTTTCGAGACGTAGGTCAGCTGGAAGGCTTCGAAGATCGGCCAGACGTCGAGCAGCGCGTCGATGGCCTCGGGGCTCGGGTCGATCGCGTTGCCGTCGGCATCGCCGATGCCCTCCCAGGCGAGCACGGCGCGGCGCGCGAGCGCCTTGGCGAAGGCGACCGCGCGTTCTTCGTCGGAAGCCTCCTCAGGCACCGCCTCGACGGCGGGGTCACTGCGGGTCGCCACCATCAGCGCCGTGGTCAGTGGGCGCAGCTCCACCCGCACACCTGGCACGAGATCATGCCAGCGCGGCGCGTTGGTCAGGTCGAGCGTCAGCATCAATAAGTCTCCACGTCGTTCACAAGGGTTGCGGTGCACATCCGGCCGACGACGCTGTCGCGCGCGGCCTGCCAGTCGAAGGTCGCCTGCACGCCCTGCGGCCCGGAAATCTCAATGCGCGGGCGCGGGAGATAGACGGCGTGCACCGTGACGGTGAAGCTCTCGCCGGACGGCAGGACGTAGGCGAACTCCATCTCGCAGGCCTCGCCATTGATCGCCTGCGTCACCAGCGTCTGGTCGGCGAAGCGCACCTCGATCCGGCCGGTCAGCGCCGCGATGGACGGGTCCGCGCCGTCGATGCGGCCATCGCTCCGGATGGTCTCGATCCGGTCGAGGTTGTTGGCATAGGTGATCTCGGCCGAAACAACATTGCCGAGGGCGCTGCCATTCCGCGTGATCGCCCCGTTGAAATGCCCGAAGCGCTTCAGCTCCAGCGCGGCGGGTGTCCCCGCGCTCGTCGTGGTCCCGACCGTCTCGCCCTGCGCCACCAGCCGCGCGGTTGCGGTCAGCAGGCCGGAGCGCTGCATCTGCCAAGTGATCTGGTCGAGCACGCATCCCGAGTACATCGCGTACCGCGGGACCTCGGGCATACCGGTCTCGATCGACATGCTGGGCAGCGTCCACGACCCCGACTGGAACTCGTGGGTGTACGGCGCCTCCGCGCCGGTGGTCGTGGGCGCGCCGAACGCCGCCTTCAGCCAGAAGCCGAACGCCTCTGCGTCGAGCGGCACCACCACATCGCCGTCGGCCGTGACCGCGTCCTTGATCGGCGCCAGCGGGTCGCGGCCGTAGCCGAGAAGCTCCGAGTTGAGGAGTGGCTGTTCCGCCCCGAGCGACGTGCTGGCAAAGGGCATGCGGGTGAAGCCGCTGACTGGCGGCGTTCCATAGGTCGTCTCGAACGCAAGCGCCATCAGCGCCCGCGCCCCCTGGGCTCGTGCCATGGTGTTCTCCTTGGGTTGCGGGGATCAGCCGAGCGGGTCGGCCGTGGAATAGTGCAGCACCACCGGGATCACGGCGGCCTTCAGACTTGCCGCGCCCTCGACCGGCAGATCGACCGGCCGCGGTGCCTCAGCCTCGACCCAATCACACAGCTCCCCCAGCGTGCGGTCGGCGGCGAGTGCTGCGCCGATACTGGCGGTCAGCGCGTCGAAGGCGGCGTCTCGGGTTGCGCCCTGTACTACCGCCTCGATCTCGGCCCGGTGCTGGTAGTGGTATGCGAGCGGCGACAGCGTGACCTCAGGCTCACCCGGCTCCCCGTCTCGCAGGATCAGCAGGCCGTCGGACGGGACGCGTTCGGGCAGTACGTCACCGCGCAGGGCGGTGGCGGGCAGCGCCGAGAGCCGCGCATGCAGCGCGTTGAGGATGGTTTCGCGGGGTGTGGGCATCGCATTCAGGTCTCTATCCACTTGTTATCATGTTATTTATCTCGTTATTGACTTACCTAGTCAATTTCCTGTTGCGAACTTGAGCTCCTAGGGCTACAAGAGGCCGATGGAAGTAGTCTTCGCTGATGCCGCACTTGCCCTCATCGAAACCGATCAAGCTGGAAAAACCAGGCTATCGGTTGCGATCATCAAGTCCGCAAGGCGAAAGCTCACCATCTTTCGAGCTGCGCCGGATGAGCGGTCGCTTCGGAATTGGAAGAGCCTGAACTACGAGAAACTAAAAGGAGGACGGGATGGTCAGCGGTCAGTGCGTCTAAATGATCAGTTCAGGATGGTGTTCACCCTGAACGACGAGACCAAGCCGCCGACAATCACGATACTGAGCATTGAGGATTATCACTGATGGCCAGCCACGAAATTCTGCCTTCCGAACATCCGGGGGAGTTCATCGCCGAGGAACTCGAGGCGCGGAACTGGTCTCAGGCTGACTTGGCGTTCGTACTGGGCTGGGATGTCAGCCAGCTAAATCGCCTCGTCAAGGGAAAGACGGATGTCACGCCCGATTCTGCCATTATGCTTGGGGATGCCTTTGACATGCCCGCTGAGTTCTTCATGAACCTCCAAAAGATCTATGACCTTGGACGCGCGAAGAAGGCCGATCCTGGTGTGAGAACCCGTGCGTCTTGGGCTGGCGTGTTTCCGGTACGTGAAATGATTAAACGCAGCTGGATCGAGGACACTGAAAGCAGCCTGCTTGATGTACAGATGGTTCGGTTCTTCGAAAAAGATCGTCGTGAAGATGTTCC